CAGGATTATCCTTAGAAGACTTTTACGTTGACTACATTGCAACAGGAGAGACGGATAAACAACAGATTGCAGAAAGATTGACTGATGTACTCATAGATATATACAAAGTCAAAGATGCATACGTGGGTACTGATTATACTAAATTCCAGTTTATAATTGAAACTAATAGTATAACTACTCTACTATCAACCAACCCTATAACAGACATAGGAGTACAAATAGAAATGTCTTCCGAACCAGTAAGTAATGGTGAATGGGAATCTAGATATCAGAAAGTATGGAATGTTACAATAAACTATGTAAACGATACAATAGATTCTGCACCTATAACACTAACAGAACTTGACAACTTATCTGTAACCAATGAAGAAAATTATTCATACTCAGTTATACAAAATACTGATGTCAATCTTATAAATAGTAATACATGGACTTTTAATCTAAAAGACTATGATGGTGACTATGGTACTTGTTCAGATTGGATGAGGAATGAAAAGATGCACGATGATATGGTACGTCTTGAATTACAGGATTGCACAGGTGAAAATATTACAACCTATTTTAAATCCCCATACAACACAGTCAACTCATACGTTAAAGATGATGTAGTCAGTGTACATGAGGAATTATCCTTATTGAATAGAGGAATGAATAACTTTGAAAGTTTAATACTTCCATCCCTAGGTACAGGTGATAGTGTTAACATTACAAAAGTAGTAGGTAATACCATATACTCTTACAACTTTACATATAGTTATGAAATGTGTGATGTTTGGGTGGATGGTGAGAACACAGAATCAACTTTTGGGTATGATGGATATTTAAACTGTTTGAACTACATGCAGTGATATGAACAAGAAAAAACACATTAACAACGTTATAACGACAATCAACAAAAAGATTATCTTAAAACGAAAACTGAAAGAAGCTAAGACACAAAAGGATGATGCAATGGTTTCTTTTTATCAAAAACAAATTCAAGAAATAAACGAGAAACTTGCATCTCGACCACTTATAAAAACATAAATAGTAGACAAACAGGTAAAGTTTACTATTATGGCAGTTAAGAATCTACATTTAGAACATCTCGAAGACGAAATCATTAATAATGGAATTGATGGTGGAAGAGCAGCTATCAACTTCCTTCGTGGTCTTCGTGACATGATGAAGGGAAACTCCAAGAAAGGAGTCAACATGACTGTAAAGTGGGATGGAGCTCCTGCTATATTCTGTGGTCTACATCCCGAAACAAATCAATTCTTTGTTGCAAAGAAATCACTCTTCAACAAGGAACCTAAATACTACACTTCCGAACAACAAATCAAAGATGCAGATGAACTAAGTGGAGACTTAGAAACAAAGTTCATTGAATCATACAAACACTTATCTAAACTAACATGGACTAATGTCATGCAAGGTGACTTGATGTTTACAGAGTCAGATAAGAAAGAAAAGAACATCGATGGTACACAATGTATCACATTCCAACCCAACACTATCTTATATGCAGTAGACAAAACTTCTCAGTTGGGTCTAACTATTGATGATGCAAAATATGGTATTGTGTTTCACACTACTTACAGTGGTGACACTATAGAAGACCTATCTGCATCATTCGGTGCATCCACTAGTTCATTAGGTTCAAACAGAGATGTGTGGATAGATGATGCATCATATAAAGATGAGAGTGGTAAGTCATCAATGACTGCAAAAGAAACACTTGAACTGTCCAAACACCTTACACTATCGGGTAGAAACTTTCATCAGATAAAAAGAAAAGACTTGACTAAGTTCAATAAAGTCCAACAAGAATTTGCAAACAAAGGTATGGTAGGTGCATCATATAAGACATACTGTAATTCAATGATTCGTACTGGTAAGTACAATCCTACTACATTAGGATATCTAAAACACGTAGAAGATAAGTGGAATGCAAAAATTAAAACATACAAACAAGAAAAAACCAAACAAGCAAAAACTGAAATCAGAGACCAATTACTGAGAGAACTAAAATCAATCAAGAGAATGATTGATGGACTCACTGCATTCCAAAAAGGTTTGATGGATGCAAAACAATCAATCATCGTTGCACTCAACAGAGTTAAGAGTATTGGTACTTTTGTAAAAACTGATACAGGATACAAGGTAGTAAACCCCGAAGGATACGTTGCAATTGATAGAGATGGTAAAGCTGTCAAGTTAGTAGACCGTATGGAATTCTCACTAAATAACTTTACAGTTGCAAAGAACTGGGACAAATAATGAAAGAGTTTAAATCATTTATATCAGAAGCAAAAAGTAAACCAGCAGTGTTTACTTTTGGTCGTTTCAATCCACCTACAAACGGACATGAAAAACTTGTAGACCAAATGGTCAAAGTGTCTAAACAAGTAGGAGGGGAACCCATCCTGTTCTCATCACACTCTAGTGACAAAGTAAAGAATCCACTTACACATAAAGACAAAGTCAAATTTTTAAAATCATTCTTTGGTAGAAAAGTAAACGTAGTAAACGAAGACGTAAAACAGATATTTCAAATACTAGTGTTCTTATATGACAAAGGATACAGAAACATAGTTATGATTGTAGGTTCAGATAGGATTGCAGAATTCAAAAACATAATAACAAAATATAACAGTGTAAAAGGTAGACATGGTTTCTATAAGTTTGATGACATTTCAGTTGTATCAGCAGGAGAGAGAGACCCCGATGCAGATGATGTAAGTGGGATGTCTGCATCTAAGATGAGAATGTTTGCAGAGAAAGGTGACCTTGAGTCATTCACAGAAGGTGTTCCATCTTCAGGTAAGAGACTTGCAAAGAAATTATACAATGCAGTAAGAAAGGGAATGGGTATCAAAGAGGTTACACAATTTCCAAAGTATATGATTGATGACATGTTGAATGAAGGACTGTTAACTGAAGGAGTGTACGACCAAGGTATCTTCAAGGCAGTGTTCCTCATGGGTGGGCCAGGTTCAGGTAAGTCAACTGTGGTTGATAAACTTGCACTACCATCACTAGGTTTAAAATTAGTAAACACTGATAGAGCATTTGAGAATGGTTTGAAGAAAGCAGGTATGTCATTAGATTTAAGAAAAGCATCTGATGATGACTATGCACCTATCAGAGCAAAGGCAAAGAAGATTACAGGTAAACAAATGGGTGCATATATCAATGCAAGATTAGGAATGATATTTGACACTACAGCTGCAAAGAAATCTAAGATTCAAGATTACAAAGATTTACTAGACCAAGCAGGATATGAATATAAAATGGTCTATGTAAAAACATCACTTAAGAATGCACTCAAAAGAAATCAGATGAGACCAAGAAAACTCAGAGACGACATAGTCATAAACGATTGGAATAATGCAGAGAAGAATGCAAAACAATTTAAACAGATGTTTGGAAGAGACTTCATTGAAGTAGTCAATGACGATGACCTTGCATCATTAGATACAAAGGTAAACAAACTGTTTGGTAAAGTCATGACATGGGCATCTAAGTTCCCTACAAATGATAAAGCACAAGATTGGAAACAATCAGAACTCACCAAGAAAAAACGATAAATAGTATTATGTTAGATTTAATTAGAGAAAAGATAAAGACTGCACAAGACAAAGATGTCGAGGACAAGAAAGGTACCCAACCTAAAAGATACTACGCTGCAGATGCAGATGGTGATAAGATGTCTAAGAAGACAAAAGATAAACGTGCAGCTCATTTTGCAAAGAATTCTAAAAAGGACGATGATGACTCAAGTGCATATAAGAAAGCACCAGGCGATGCAAAGGCAGACACTAAACCATCACAGTACACTAAACAATACAAGAAGATGTTCGGTGAAGAACAATACACAGACTTAGACGAAGGAAAACTCGTAGGTAATACAGGTTTCATTATAGACACTCTTGCAAAAATGGTAAAGAGAGAAGTCGGTAAAGAGATGAGCTCAAGTAGAGAAAAGGGTGTAGTGTTAATGAACAAGATTGCACGTATGGTAGGTGCAAGTGTATCAATGTCACATAAAAGACCAACTACAGACTTATTCATTAAATCAAGTTATGCATTCATAAATGACGGTGAAAACGTTGACGAAGAATGTTGGGACACACACATGCAAAAAGGTATGAAAAAGAAGGGAAACAAGATGGTTCCTAATTGTGTACCCAAAGAAGATAAGGATGCAGATAAAAAAATTAAGAAGGAGAAAAAATGAGTGGTAACAAACACGACAACGGTGTACATGAGATAGGTACATCAGAAATGAAAAATGCATATATGGAAGATACTCCAGGCCAAATGGTTGAGAGATACATCAAAGAAGCAAAAAAGAAAAATGATGATGTAAAACAAAAGTTACACTTTAGTCAGAAGTTTGATAATCCTTTGAAAGGTTTCCCATATAACGAATCAGTAGAGGTTGATGAAGGTGCATTCTATGGTAGAGATGATTTGGTAAAACAATTTGCACCCACTAAAGCACAGAAAAAACTCAATGTCAGATTAGTTAAAAATGACAAAAAGGGATACTCACGTGCAACTTTAAACATCAAGAAAGACAAGAAGAAGATTGCACAACTTAAGAAGGATGGGTATAAAGTAGACCCAACATACTACACTGAAGAATACATAGAAGAAGATGTTATGAGTTTTCTTTCAGTTGCACTACCAGCTTATATAGCAGTAAATACAGTCGCACTTGTAGGTCTTATAGCATCCGAAATGGCAGGAATTGATATTATTGGTAAAACTGAAAAGGCAATAGAAAACATAAAAAGTAAATTCAAAGGAAATAAAAATTATAAACCTTCAAAAAGTGAATTAGAAACTCTTAAAAAAGTTGGTCAGGAAATTAAAAAGAAAGACCCCAGTGCATATAAAAAGGCACAACAAAAAGTAAACAGCATGAAAGAATCTTTTGAACCTCTAGAAGAAGATTCATTCGATGACAAGTCAAAGAAAAGTGGTATCAGTGTTGGTGTACTTAAGAAAGTATATAAACGTGGAGTCGCTGCATGGAAGACAGGACATAGGCCTGGTACAACACCTGAACAGTGGGGTCATGCAAGAGTGAATGCATTTATTGTCAAGAAGAAAAAAGGTAATTTAAACCACGACAAGGACTTAGCATGAAGACGTTGAGAGAACAAGGTGTTGATTTAGTTATTGAATCACTACAAGAAAACAACACCAACTTTTTAGACAATCCATATAGATTGGGGTCTACAATGTATTTTGAAGTAATTAAAGAAGTAAAACGATTAGTTGCAGAAGATAGATACAGATTAACAGAAGTTGACAAGATGACTATTGAAACAGACATAGGTCAATTTGAAATTTTTGAAGGTGAATTAGTACCATTGGATTGTCCTATGGAAGAGACTGAACCTTCAATTTTCGAAAAGTTAAATCTAAAAGGTTTAACATTCGAAGAAAAGGATGAGAAGGAAAAGGAACTAAACAAACCTAAAAGGGGTGGAGCTAAGAAGTTCTATGTTTATGTCAAAGACCCTTCTTCAGGTAATGTA